GTTGACGTCGTTGTCGCAATGCAGACCGAGTGTCGAGCCAGTGGGGTACTTGAGAGCATGGCCTTCCGTTCTCCACCAAAGACACTGAAGAACCCAAGGAAATAATTCAATATATTGCAACAGACATCTATATATAACATCTTCGCATTCCCAGAAGAATGGATGGTCTAAATTTTGTATTCTTATTGGGGTTTTTGATATTGACTCAAGCTCAAAAATAAAGCCACTCTTGTTTATAGCGTGGATAATCTCGCCGCTCTCGTTTTTAACATACTCGTACTGCTCGCTAAGAGACTTTTCTGAAAGTTCGTCTATGAGGGTTATAATCTCTTTTTGAGGAACATCTATGGCGTTCTCAAAAACGACCACCCCACCTCCAAGATTTATTGCTTCACAATTCATGGCAAAAACATACCATAGTTACCGGACTTTAATAGCAGACGGACCATTAATTGAATACTCGGACCAATCCGGCACGGCAGTCATATTCTCGTTTTTGGGTTTAAAATTTGCACTTACGACAATTCTTTTTTCTTCACCGTAGTGTCTATTCGTCATGTGATGAATATAGGAATTAAATATAACCAACATTCCAGTTTTTGTGGATATTGCAAAAGAATTTTCTATCAAATTGCAGTAATTAGTTAAAAATATTAAATCCGCACTTCCATCCGGAGCATTGACATAGTAAGAAATTGAAAAGTAATCATTTGGATGAAGATGCGTGTTTACCCTATGCGTATGGCCAGCAACGGACTGTCCGTGCTCAAGGGTTAATGTCCATATTGAGTCAAGCTCCATCTCCTTGCCAATAATAGAATTTACAGCAGTTTTTAACTCATCAATAAGTTTTGAGCATTCAGGCATTGAAAACGGATAATGTCTATCCTCGTAGAACGTATGAGCTGGACTTGGGTCCTTAATATAAGGTAAAGCTCCAGAATATTCGTCTATTTCCCTAGCGATTAAATCGTTATCAATATTTGTGATGTTAGTTGTAAATACATCCAGACTTATTAGATTTATCTTTTTGAAATCTCTACTCATAAACAAAATTAGCCATGTCTACCGGAGGATTTGATTTAAGCCAAACATTCACAACCATTACATTTCTTATTCCAGAAACGCATGGGCTGGTTTGATGTAAGACCCTTCCTGCGTCAAATATTATTAATCTATTTTCTTTAAAAGCGATTCTTTCTCGCAGCTCAATTGGGTCTAATTTTTTTTCAAGATTTTCCCATTCAAGCGCATTTTTTTCTCCGAAAGTGAGTTTTGATTCAAATAGTTCAAGAAACCCACCAACAACCTTTTCTTTCGATGGTCCATAGTAAACGCACCCAACTTCTGGACCATTGTAAATTTTTGTGTCTTGATATAGGAATGTATCCTCATCTACGTGCGGCCCAAGAAACTGACCTGGCCCAAAAGTCCTGGTCCAGTATTCAAATCCAAGAACTTCCTCAATTGGAACAGTCAGGTTATTTTCCCATATTTTTCTAATTACTTGTTTTCTCACCGAGTCAGCCGGAGAAGACCACCACCCATGCCAAAACATGTATGGGGCATAGCAACTAGATTGCTCGTTATGATAGGAATTAACTTCGCTTGCTATCCTTGATTCAGCTTGCATTAATCCAGGAAAGAAGCTTTCGCATTCAGAAACCAGATTGAATAGCTCAGCGTTCAAGTAGTCGTCAAGTATATTCATGGTTTAAAATTATTCTCTATTGAGTTTTCCCTGAAAACTGCAAATTCATTTCTGACAATATTTCCGCAAGGACGTATATGGCCTCAGTGAAGTGTGCATTTTTTTCATTATCAGAACTGATAGCACCGCCGTTAACCAGCATCGTTCGCGCCAAGTTTTCGTAACTCATAATCAATGCGGATGAGTTATTGAACGAAACTTCAGATTTCATGAAAAGTTATTATAACCTAGTTAACCCCGACAAAGGTGTCTAGATGTACGCCGTTTAAAAGCATCAATTCTTGACAAATACCGTAAACCCGTATTGTCCCGAGTCGTGAAAAACAAAGCCATCGTATGACTTGAGGATTTGATGCATTTCATTGTTTGGATGAAACCAGAAGTCGTCACGATAAAGTTTTCCAGAATTATTATTAAAGTTTATAAGCAACACACCATTAGCAGCTAGAGCCTCAATGCAATCAATCAACAGTTGCCCGTTTGAGTTGCATTCGAACGCTTGCATTGTAATCAAATCAAAATCTACAGCCTCACCTTGTCCTATTTCTGACTTATCTACTACGGAGTAGTCAATGTCAGCGTATGGTTTTCCGTCAATCTCCATCGATTGGTCTCGTACAAAATGTTCAAAATTCCAAAGTGCCTGATTATTTACAAAACATACTTCGGTACTTGGGAATCTGATTTTCTGAAAAATTGCAGTTGGTGCCTGGTCTGGGTTGAAAGAAAGAATTTTATTTGGTGTTTTTGTGCACATCATTAATTCGATAGGGGCTTGTGCAACTATCATCATATCTGCCCATGGGGACTCTGGTGTCACTAGTTGGTCAATGTACCAGAGACCCTCGGTTGCTCCTCTTGCAGCAATTGACAAGTCTAGATTAAGGGTAGCTCTCCAATTTTGAATATTTTTAGCGGATTCAAATCTTTCTGTTGCAGCTATCCTAACGCCATCCTCACCCAAAATAGTCGTCGCCATATATTTTGATATAGATGCTGTAACCATTGCTGTTCTGAGTTGTTTATTGTCCATTTTTTACTGCCCTTGCAAGAGTGAAGTTCCAGTTAGCTTTTCTCGCTCTGTCCGTCATTCTGGAATTCATTTTTGAGAGGAATCTAGGTATTGCGTTATTCGTGTAGGTTGGCTCTAGTGAGCCTCTCAGGTCGCTGCTATATCTCCACATCAACCTGATGTCTGAAACCGCTCCAGGAATATTGAATGATTCTACGTTTTCCGGGTCGTAACCAAGTATGTATGACAATACGGCCAGTTCTGTTTCGTAGTACGCAATATCTCCATCTGCGTCATACAGATTTTCGCCACCAGAGACTCTACTCCTCATTAAACAACTCCTCTACATCCTCGTCGCGCATGAAGTCGCCTTGCTCTGTCTCTTCCCACTTCTTCTGTGGGTCGCTCGACTGTAATAAGTCACAGAAAAATGCAGCGCCGTCGGGTAGTTCGAAAGAGAACAATTTTGGATTCCATACAGCAACTTGTTGGTCTCTGTTTGGATTACTAAGTGGCTCTTGAATATTTGGAAAGTCTGGGTCTACGTCTGGACAAATTTCATATCTTCCAGAATTAATTGCCTCTTCGACAATTGAAATCTGTTTAGGTATTTTTGGCGTTATCTTCATGGCGATTTTACGCCTGTAGTCTTGCTAGCGCCGCCAATTGCAACTTAAGACATTCATAACCGTCGTACTGCGCTAGCAGTGCAGTGTTTTCCTCAACAGCAAGATTAATAGGATTTACCATATCGGCATCAAGGTCAGCGTCTTCCACCCCAAGGGCGAACGCGAGCGTATAGATTGAGTACTCAAGTATTTGTATTGCTTCAGCTTTTGCTTTAGCTAACTGTTCTGCCGAAAGTGCCATGCTCTAAAGCCTACTCTGCAATTCGTGATTTTATATTGTCAATCTTTGAAAGAAAATCAGCAATCAACTTGTGACCGTGAATTATTCTTCCGTCTTCAGTTCCTGGAGTAAAAGTCTTTTCATCAAACGTGTCAGGGTTAATGCCTTCTTGGAGTAGGCGTTCCATCAACTGTCTCTCAAGGTCCTTCAAGGTGCGCTGATAGACAAGTTTTTTTTCCTGAGTTGTAAAAGAAGATTCAAATTTCATAGCGGCTCCATAATCCCTGTGTTTGACAAGTACCCATATTTTACACTACGGGTTGGCTAATTTGGGCAGGCCAGTGAATGTGGGGCCTATTTTATTGCCATCAGCGTCAAGACCTGTTTTAATTCCTTTTGTCCACGTCCATGGTTTTTCAACATTGTTTCTGGCTTTCAATTCACCATATTTCATCCGAGAAGCAATCAGCTTTGAGTCATCCCAAAGGGTTGATTCAATGATTTCTACATTTTCAAGGACAGAATTGTCATAAATGTTAAAAAAGCAAAATGGTGTGCCGGCTTTGAATGTGACAGGTTCTCCAATTTTTGTAATCTTCCAGTTCATTTGAGACTCGTCTGGCCACCAATAGCTTGGAATCGTTGCAGTCAAAGCCACCGCGCCGTCAACGAAATAGTTTGGTGAACCCGAAAACCAGGTGTTGTAACCCTCCTCCGTGTTCATTACCCATCCCATGTTTATTGAAATCATTCCAATAATTGACGAGATTGCCTGAACCCTGCCAGAAGAAGTTACCTCACCAGAAAGAATTAACGGTGGAGTGTTGCCTCCATCCCACTGGACAATAAGGTCCTCCTCCATGACAATCTCCCACCCATAAACATTTGCAACCGTCATCGGAAGGCACTGATATGCATGCTTATTGTAGGTTTCATCCATCCAGTCGCGCTTAATCCTCGACTGTTGAACTAGTGGAGGATTTTGATGTGTTTTCTTTAAGAATAATTTTGTCATTTTTTAAAGATAAACCTATCAACTTGGTTTGCTGCTGGATTTACTATTCCAGGACCATACTCCGCATCGGTCCCATCCATGTTTTTCCCGTACCCCTTCCACAACTTGTGATACCTATCGTTGTAGTCGAACATTGTTACTGCTGCGTATTTGGTTCCCTTTGTCACAGGCTTTGACGCATGAGAGTAGATAAACGTAGAAGGAAACAAAACAATGTCTCCATATTTGGGCTTAAAGGTGACATCCAGGTACGGGAACCAAAGCTCACCACCGTCGTAGTCGTCGTTTAAGTACATAACCGAAGAGACTGTACAAACATATGAAAAACCATGGTCTGCGTGTACATTGAAGTGCTGGCCCTCGTTGTATCTCACGTAATTTATTGCTTCCATGAAGTCCATGCGGATGTTGTATCTTGATTCATAATCTTGTAGGCACGCAGTCAATCCAGTTACCGTGTCATTATAGATATTTATCAACTCACCGAATTGGGTTGGACAGTTTTCAAAGTGGGCAGGGCTCATTTTGCAATCAACACAGTCTCTATAATCCTTCATGACCTGACCATCACCAACAAGTGCCTGCATCCATGAGTATGGAGGAGTAGTGCTGTCTCCTATGGTTGCTTCTAGTCTTTCGGGAATTTTTAAGTCTTCACTTAATATGTTCCTGTAAACCAGAAATCCAGCTTTCGGGTCTCCTACGTACTCAACATCAATGTTTCTCATTTTTTCATCATACCCCGGAAAACCATATTGCCAAACTTATCCTATTTCCACTAAGAACCCTATCCACATAATGCCGGTGTATTAAATCGCTTGGGAACATGACACAATCACCAATATTGGGTTTATATCGATAATCAATCCCTGGAAACACCAAGTCACCACCAGTGAAATCGTTATTCAAGTAAACCACTGCAGAAATAACAAAATTACTACAACCAGGTTTTGGCGTTCCGTCGAGATTTTGGTTATCGGCATGCTCCTCTGTTGTGTTCCCTGGAACCACCTCAATCAGGGCTGCCTGGTCAATTTCTAGATTAAGGCCAAACTCCTGTTCGGCTAATCCAAGAACTCGTTCACATATCTCTTCGAAGATTCCATATGCAAAAAAATCGTACTCCAATAAATATGATTTTTGATAATACCCAGTAGATGGGTCATCTTCTGCAAGATTTGAAGGAGACCCAATCGCTTTTATTGCACTTGCAATTACTTCACATTCTTTTCGCTTTACAGCATCTACCTTCGTAATAGGCATCATCTACTTAATCGTATAGAACGAAGGAGTCGTGTATCTGTACCCTTCTGTTACCATTGTGACTCCATGCAGATAGTTCACATCACCTGGATGAGCAACGGCTAGACCCGGTTTTGGCTTGATACTTATACCGTGTTGGGGGTAATAGAGCTCCCCTCCCTCAAAGTTATCGTTGTAGTAGAAAAGCGAATTCAGGTCATAGTCAACGAAGGCGTTTGGTTCACCATTATTTAACTGCTTGTCGGCGTGTGGTCTCTGCTCAATACCTGGACGCCATTTCATAATTACTGGCGGTCGTGGAGATAGCTCAACTGCATATATGTCCTCAAGTACCAATTGCATCTTATTTATATATTTTTCAATTATTAAAAATACCTGTGGGGAAAGCCTTTCAAGAATGTCACTACTGCACTGTCTGTCATTCCAGTAATCTGCGTTATATAGACATGTTCCGTCTTCTGCGTAGATGCTTTCCTTTGAGTTATTCCATTCATTAATTTTTGGACAGAATTCCTGCACTGCAATCAAGTCTTCAGCATCGATGAAATTCTCAAAAACATGTATATTTTCAGGACCTGACCCAAAGTGCCCAGGTTTTATTTTCCACGGTGATTTACTGTCTGTTGACATGTCAATAACACTAACAGGCTATCGATGCTTAGATTTGACTAAATCATACAACAGGACATCGAGAAAAGACCTTTCGAGTATTTCTAGTTTCGTGCGATTTGAAATTTCAATGTCTTGGCTACTTATTGAATTCATTTTTAAATAAGCGTTTTCTGAAAGTTTAAATCCATGGGTAAATTTGACTTTATTAGCCAGCCAATTAATTGCGGTTTCCCTATCATCCATAGTAAAAAGATTCATACTTTCAATGCATTCACTTATTGCGCTTGGTTTTGGTAGGTCTGATTCTATAAAAACTAAGTTCACATTGCTTGCGACGTCAATTTCACGTAACGCAACTACCGACTCGTCACATGTGGCTAGTCTGCAGAAAAGCATTTTTGACTGTATATTTCCCGAACTGGAAAATAGTTCGTTGGCTCCGAATGGCGTAACACTACCCCACATGAATTCTTCAAGAAAATAATTATCAAACTCCACATTGCCGCTTTTGGCCACGTATTTAGCAATACTCAGATAATGCTGAATAGGCTCTCTGATTAGCGAAAATACATCGTAGGCATTTTTATTTCGAAAATATGGGTTTGAAGCAAAATGACCAGATACGTATGGATTATCTCTAAATGTATCTTGTGAAAAAATTTCACTCTGAGTGGGTTTATGTAGATGAAAACCCTGTTCGGAAAATGTTTTCTCTAATGCGTTGGCAATCCCATATCCAGATGTTCTGGGTATATGTAAATGATATATTTTTTTATCATTCATGTTCTGTTTCTTTTATTTTATTATACAGCTCAATGTCTAGCTCAATTTTTGAATATATTCTCGATTTGTGCTGTTTGCTTATTTTGAATGTTGGCTTAGGTGTTTCGTTAATTACTGAATCGTTACTGGATATTTTGATTCCATATAAATCAAATAAAACTTTATTTATTCTTTCTACAAAAAAGTTTCTATTTTCTAAAGTTCCTATTATTATTTTGCCCAATCTTTTATTTAATTCTGAATAAGACTTTGGCTTTTCTACAAAGAACGCTTGATACCTAGCTTCAACCAAATTCCCATATGAATCGATATAGCGTTCATTTTCAATGCATGCAATTTTGGAGAATAAAAAACAAGACTGTGGATTATTACATCCAGAAATTCCTTCAAATTGAGTATTGAATTCGTCATCATTATTTAAGAATGAGTCTAGAAATTCTTCGGTAAAATTAACCCCGGACTGAACTGCTGCATATTTCGCCAAACTTAGATACTGCTCAAATGGTTCTCTTATTATGGAGAATGTTATTAAATCATCTACTAGAGAAATTGGGTTTCTTGCAAAGTGTCCGCATATTATGTCGTACGAATCTGCTATTGATGGGTCAAAAACAAACTCGAATTTATCACCTTTATGCTGCGACCTGTTTGCATCCTGCGCATATACTTTTGGTTTATTTTTTAACAGACTTTTTGATGAGGCATCAATCAATTCGTATTGCATTTTGATACCAGATGTTTTTGGTATATGTAAGAAGTAAAGTTTTTTACTTTTTGACATCCATGGCCGCCATCTCCATCAATATCTTATGTTTTACTGGAATCCAGAAATGTGGGGAAGTGTACCTAACCCCATCCGTAACTTCCGTAACTCCGTGAGCATACATATTGGTTGATGGAAAAAAAATTAACGTTCCTGGTTGTGGCTTCATGTGAATGTTGTATTTCGGAAAAAATAGCTCTCCGCCTTCGTACTCATCATTCAAGTAGATTATTGAGCCATAATCTACTATGTAGTTATACCCAGGCCAACCATCTGCTGTTTCCCCATCCGCATGGACACCTTGACTTTCACCAGGGTTCCATTTTCTTATTCCTGGTTTAGTTCTTTCAAGAAATCTTCCAAATTTGTACTGAACTTCACGCTGCACTGAATCTACGTATTCTTGCATTATTGAAAAAATTTTTAGGGAGTTTTTCTCTATCAATTCTGGGGCATGGATGCTGTCTGTACCAAGCTCGCTTTGAGACTCCCATTCGGTTATCGAATAACAGTATTCGCGTATTAGCCCAAGATGTTCATTGCTAATAAAATTTTCAATTATTACTATATTTGCTGGGTCTGCATATGGGAGACCTTCTAATCCGATAAATTTTTCCTGGGAAAACATCAGAAGAATCAACTAACATGGTTGCGTAAATTAGCAATATGTTTCTCATATGAATCAAGATGCTCTGGTACTCCCCAATATATGACAGCTTCTGTCTCGGAAATTGTTTCAGTCAAGCCATCTTGATTGCTTTCCTTCTGAATCGACTCACCAATTTCTTCATATGTTAAACCACCCATTTGAATATAAACACTATTCGCTACCTGTTGGACTAACATGTAATTACGACTTTTTTTAATGTTTTCAGAACAATCCAAGGGGTCTAGCAGGTGGATTGATTTTAACAAATTTATTGCATGAAGTTCATACATCTGAATAGTTTTACTATCTTGCGTGTTTTCATCTCGCATGTACAGACTTTTCACTGCTCTCTCCCTGACTTGATTACTGCTTGGAACCGAAATGTTACCACAATGAGCGAATCCGCTAATTTGGAACTTATTTAGGTCCAATTTTACTTGAATCCAGGACCAAATGGTGGTGGGAAGAACGGTGGGAAAAAAGGCGGGAAGAACGGTGGGAAAAACGGTGGGAAAAACGGAGGGAAAAACGGCGGGAAAAATGGAGGAAAGAAAGGAGGAAAGTAAGGCGGGAAGTAAGGAGGGGCAACTGGG